TATCAAGCGACCAGGAAGCAGGATCTAAACTAACATTAGTTACAGAAGACTCTTCACCCCACTCTTGCCAAGACGTTGCATTAGTTACGACAGCGGCTGTTAAATGTGATGCTGCGGTTGTACCATTAGCACCTCTTGTACATCCTAAAAATTGTGTTGCACTTTTACTTGTATAAGTAATTAATTCTGAATCAATATCTATTCTTCCAGATGCAGGAAATGCTGCAGCTGAAACAACTGTAATAGTTGTAACAGAATTATTGATAGCTCCGTTTAATGTAGTTGCTACACTTGGAATAACTACGCCACCCCATAACCCTGTTCCAAATCCATAAGCAGGTGTTTGAAATGTAGGACCAATTACTACATAAGGAGTCATTGTTAAAGATCCTCCTGCAGTAACACCTGTTCCAGTTTCAGCTGTTGCCATTGTAACTGTAAAAGTATTTGCTGTTGGAGTTGAAATTACTTGAAATGTATTTGTTGTAAAACTTGCTGATGTAAAACTTGTAGATGGTGCTCCTGGAGTTGTAACACTTGTAAATATTATATAGTCTCCAGACGTTAATCCATGCGCTGCTAAAGTAATTGTAACAGTTGTAGAAGATGTTGTAGAGGTATAGTTTCCTCCAGATATAGGTGAACCCAATGGTGTAATATCATAAAATTGACCTTCATAATAAATAACCAATAATTTAGATGATCCTAAAGCTGCATATTTTTTACCATCTAACGCTGTCCACGTATGCTGGTCTCTTACAGGACCTGCTATGGTGCTAGAAACGAGTTGTTGCCAACCACCTATTTTCTGTGGTTCTCCATACCTAAATCTAACATTATCACCATCAATCCATTGCCCTTCGGCTCCGGTTGCAGTCTGTTGTTTATTGAATCCAGGCTTAAACTGTATTTTTTGTAATGGCATAAGATATCCTTATACCACCAGATTTGTTGATTTACACTATTTTAGTGAATGGTGGTAATCCTAATAGAGGTCTCTTATCATATAAATTGGAATCTGCAAACTGTCCATTTACATGGTTATAATGCAAGAAAACTTGACCACAAATATTACCAGTAAATTCTTCTCTCCAATGTTCTAACTCGCAACCAGAATAAACTAACATATCACCTGGTTCTAGATCCACTCTTATACCTGCTGGTGCATTTGGTTTCATTATATTCTTATATTCATCAATTACATTATTACTTCCTGTTGTATCTAAATAGATAGCCCAAGGATCTCCACCTAGATTTAATGTAGTAGATATCTCACAAGATGGTCTATCTTTATGTCTCTTTAATATAGAACCTTTCTCGTACACGCGCGCGTACGAGTACGTAGGTATTAAATTTAAATTAGTTTGTTGTTTCATTATTGGCATTACTTTCATAAGTAATGTTTCCATAACAAAGTCTGCATAATGAGAATATACATTTGGAACTTGTTGATCCTTCCACGTTCCTAGCATCCCGTTCTCCGCTACTAGATTATTTTTATACATATAGTTAACAGCATCACGTTTGAGTAAGAAGTAGTTAAATATAAAATTAGCAAGTTCATATGGAACTGCTTTTTTAATTACTTGGTATTTATTCTGGGCAAAACTCATACAAACATTCCTCTCTGTAAAAAATTAAATGATACTGATATCCTTATATCATTAGATTGATTTGGATCTACACAATGATTTAACCATGATGGAAACATTATAAGTCTTCCAGCAACAGGTTGAAAATGAACTTCATTCCATAGATGCATAGGTAATTCTCCTTGTTTACGTCTTGGTCTAGATATTAAACTACAAGGTTTAGGATCTTCAATTTTTAAATGGCCACTATTAATAGGTGCTTTAATATAATACACTCCAGACCATAATGAATTAGGATGAGTGTGTGGTCTATTATATCCACCAGGTGGATTGATATTGGCCCACATGTTTCCAAGGTAAGGTTCATTGTCTAATAATTCATCTTTGTAAATAAAAGTTTGTGCTTCATATAATAAATCAACTAACATTTTATATTCAGGTTTAGTATGCATATCTGTTGTACTATGCCAACCATTCATATTAGTTTTAATTTCACCTTTATCTTTTTTAGACCAATTTACAATGTTTTGTTCTAATTGAGTGTTAAATTCTGGCGTGCCTACATCTTTGACATAGACTGGTGTTGCAAAGTATAATTCTCGGTTCATTTAAATGATGGACCCCCAAACCACATAACTAATGATTTTCTAACTCCACTTGTAATAGGTATTACACGATGTCTAATATATGAAGCAAAAAATATAGCGTGTCCTTGTTTAGGTCTTGCAATTTTTCCATCTGACATAAGTTCAAGTCCACCACCTTCAAATTCTGATTCATGAGATAATAAACATGTCATAGATATTTTTCGCACGGGTGGTTCATTTATTCCAACAACATCTGAATCCATATGCCAATCATAAAAACCACCAGAAGGATATTCTGTATATTGAGCTTGTTCAGTAATTTTCATTCCTTCAAATCCAAAATGATTATTATTAGTTCTATGCATTACATTTTCTAATGTTTTATACATTTCAGGCATTTTATTAAATGGAATCCAACTAATGTGAGAAGTTCTAACTTTTGTATCTATTACACCTCCTTGTCCTCCACCTACTTGTCCATCTTGTACTGGTTCAGATCTTCCTGCATTTATAATTAATTGACATTGTTCTGGTGTAAATATAGCTCCTGTTGTTTCAACTATTAACGATTTCCATTTTGGTTCTGTAATTATCATTTTTATATATAATTTATGTTTATATTGATTCTAGCATTTTTATTTGAAGTAGAAGTGCTTCCATGTGGAAGATGTGAATTAAACAACAACAAACTATTTTCTACAGAATCTATTTCTACTTTGCCATTATTAATAACTGTTTTACCATTATTATTATTAATATAGTAAATAGCACCTTTATGTTCAAAAGGATAATCTTGATGTAATGGATGATATTCTATTTCTTTTGTTTTTGTATATAAATTAGCTTTTATTCTAATTAATTTTTTAGGTTGTATTACATTTAATATAGGAAACATGTATTGAAATAAGACATTTACACTAAAACCTAATTTTTCTTCATCTACATATATTAATGTTGTAAAATAAGAATATAAATCCTCTTCTTTTACATAACTATTAACTTTATCACAAAAATACCAACTAAATTTATTGCTTTCAAATATGTTTTTAATTTCTAAAAAAGAATTTTTATCTAAAGCATTGTTAATAATTTTATAACTCTCATCCATTATTGTGCTCCTCTATTAATAATTGGATTATATAATACATCGCAGTTAGCTGCTAATGTTCGTCTTGTGTCATTTGTTCCATTAAATGGATAAACGCAATGACGCATATCATATGGAAATACATAAAAGTCTCTTACCTGCATTGGTGGTGTATAATTAATATTTGCAAATTGACCTGCAGCTGAACCCAATATCTGTAATCTTCCATTTTGTGGTTTATCTTCAGCAGAATATTCAACTCCATAATGAGAAGGTACTTTTAAGATCATAACTGAAGTTAAACCTGTTGGTAAATTCCCTTGATGAATATGAATTGGATTGTATTCATTAGATTTCATTTCATTAACCCAAATGCTATTTAAATGTAATTGATATTTTACAACTTTATTCCAATCTAAATAATGTTTGTAAGCTGACATAAACCACTCGCACACGCGAGGCGATAGATAGTTATGTCTATGCATTTTAGATGTATCTTCTCCATCATAAAATAAAGATCTTTCATCATCTATTTTGCCAATTAATTGTTTATTAGCTTTTGCAAGTTCTCCATGTTTACTTTCATAGGTGTCATTAATTTCATTAAAGATGTCTATTGGAACTTCGTAACGAAGTACAGATTGACCAAAGAATACAAAGTTAAATTTCATAATCCCATTTCTTTTCTAATTTTAGTAGCAGATATTTCTTGTATTTCTTTTGGTAATACAATCTCTTC